AGTTTGTTGTGGCAAAGTTTGTCAAGCCTAGTAGATCTATCTCACGTGTCAGTCTATTCTCTGTACGTGAGATAAAATGAGGGATAGAGTCTACAAATTCGGAACCTGTGTTTTCAGTAGTTTCCTGAATCTGAGTTACAAGTGATGAGTAAGTTGTTACAGGCATACGATGATCCTATCATAAATTATTAATATGGGCCAATTACTGCAAGGGCTAAGCGGCTATAGATTCCCATGTAGTAGATACGTCAGAAGTCAGGGTCCATGAGGTTGTTGTCTGGGAAACCGTGGTCCAGCTAGTGGTTACATCAGGTACAGGGAACCAGAAGAAAATCTTACCTACTTCAAATGTGCCCGTGACCCCTGTGACAGGGATATTTGTGTCAATACTAAACCCGGTGGTGCCGACTTCAAATGTACCTGTGACCCCTGATACATCATGGACATGATCAATCGCAGGTGTGACGGTGCCTACTGCGAATGTGCCTGTGACCCCGGTGACAGCGATATCTGAGGCAATGGCTAAACCGGGGGTGCCTAGTTCGACTGTGGCAGAGACCCCGGTGACAGGGATATTTGAGGCAACAACTAAACTGGGGGTGCCTAGTTCAAATGTTCCTGTGACCCCTGATACATTATGGTCACGATCAGTCACAGGCGTGACAATGCCTACTGCGAATGTGCCTGTGAGTCCGGTGACAGGGATATCTGGGGCAAGGACAAGACTGGGGGTGCCCACTGCGAATGTGCCTGTGACCCCTGATACATCGTGGGCACGGTCAATCACAGGTGTGACAGTGCCTACTGCGAATGTGCCTGTGATCCCGGTGACAGGAACATTTGAGACAATCCCCAAACTGGGGGTTCCTAGTTCGACGGTGGCAGAGACCCCTGTGACAGAGATATTTGAGGCAATGGTAAAACCGGGGGTGCCCACTGCGAATGTGGCAGAGACACCTGATACATTGAGTTTTATTTCTGCGCCAGCAACAATAGAACCAACTTGGAAAGTTGCTGATACACCGGTGACCGGAACCGCTACATCAATCGTTCTGATTGATGATGAGAAAGGTATTTGGGAAAAGGGGGCGGTGGAAAAGGTCATGGTGGGATCTTACGCCCCACTAAAATTACTACGGGTACACTTCAGGGTAAATGAGAAGTTTCTGTCTGTGGCCGCAACCCCGGTTAGTTTGAATTTGAGGGCGCTACCCACGGAAACTATGTTGCTGCCTGTGGCTGTGGTGATTGCCTTTGTTGTACCGACTGCCAAGGCATTCAGCCCTGTGACAGTGGTCTCTGTACCGGCGGCGCTGGTTGCGATAATAACAGAGGCCACGATTGCACCGGCTGACAGTTTTCTTGAAAAAGTATTTACTGTGAAAGTAAAGGGGGAATCAACCAAGAGAAATATTGGTGTGAAGCCTGAATCAAGCTCGTCTCCGTACTGACCAGAGATTGCAAAAACTATATCTGTGTCAACCGAGGTGGCAACAATGTTTGTGGCTGACAGTGTGGGTGTGTGTACTTTTGTGGTTGCATGAATATTAGATGCTGAGACAGTATTTCCCACAACAACCTTATTAGAAGCATGGATATTAGTTCCTGAGATAGTAGGTGCGATTAGATAGTTTGTGGCACATATATAGACTGCTGTTAGATGAGCAGCACTCACAAAACCAGCGACACTAAGATTACCACTTGTTGTCATTCCTGCTGCTATAAGAGAAGATGCTGAGACTCTATTGACTCTGATCTCAGTGGCACTAATATACGTGGCTGAAATCGCAGGGGTATGGATCTTCGTCGTTGCGTGGATATTAGTTGCTGAGATAGTCGTAGCGTTGAAGTTAGTCACAGAGAGTGTGGGGGTATGAATCTTCGTCGTTACATGAATATTAGTTGCTGAGATAGTCGTGGCTGAGAGAGCCACCGTATGGATCTTCGTAGACGCATAGATATTAGTTGCCGAGACGTTTGTGACTAAAATTGCTGGGGTATGGATCTTGGATGTTGCCGTGATCGTGGCTGCAATAAAGTTCGTCACAGAAAGTGTGGGGGTATGGATTGACGTGGCCGTGACGGTTCCAGCAATGATATTAGTCGCAGATAGGACTGGGGTATGAATCTTCGTCGTTGCATGAATATTAGTTGCTGAGATAGTCGTGGCTGAGATCGCAGGTGTATGGATCTTTGTCGTTGCATAAATATTCGTGGCTGTGACAATAGGTGAATAAATACCTGTATAGGCATTGACTTGGTTAGCTGAGACAAGAGGTGAATGGAGCCTACTGGAAGCATAGGTATGCGTTGACGAGATAAATGTAGCTGAGATAGCAGGAGTGTGTAGCTTCGTACTCGCATAAACTTCCGCAGCGGAGACGATAGCTACCGCTACGAAAAAAGACGCATGGATTCTGGTAGCTGAGACAGTACTCGCAAAGATATTCGTGGCCGAGATAAGAGGAGTATTAATCTTGGAGGATGCCGTGATCGTGGCTGCAATAATATTTGTTGCTGAGAGAACCGGGGTATGGATCTTTGTCGTTGCGTGGATATTAGTTGCTGAGATAGTCGTAGCGTTGAAGTTCGTCACCGAAAGTGTTGGGGTATGGATTGACGTGGCCGTGACCGTGCCTGCGATGATATTAGTCGCAGAGAGGACTGGGGTATGGATCTTTGTAGACGCAAAGATATTTGTGGCAGAGACGTTTGTGACCGAGATTGCAGGAGTATGGATCTTAGACGTTGCTGTGATTGTCGCAGCGATAAAGTTTGTCACAGATAGGGTTGGTGTATGGATCGAGGTCGCTGTCACAGTACCTGCGATGATATTAGTCGCAGAGAGGACTGGGGTATGGATCTTCGTAGACGCAAAGATATTTGTGGCTGAGACGTTTGTGACTGAGATAGCTGGGGTATGGATCTTGGATGTTGCTGTGATCGTGGCAGCGATGAAGTTAGTCACAGAGAGTGTGGGGGTATGGATTGACGTGGCTGTGACGGTCCCAGCTATAATATTTGTTGCTGAGAGAACCGGGGTATGGATCTTCGTTGTTGCATGGATATTAGTTGCTGAGATAGTCGTAGCGTTGAAGTTAGTCACAGAGAGTGTGGGGGTATGGATTGACGTGGCTGTGACGGTCCCAGCAATGATGTTTGTTGCTGAGAGAACTGGGGTATGGATCTTCGTCGTTGCATGAATATTAGATGCCGAGATAGTCGTGGCTGAGAGAGCCGGGGTGTGGATCTTCGTAGACGCATGGATATTCGTGGCTGAGACAGTCGTGGCTGAGATAGCCGGGGTATGGATCTTGGATGTTGCCGTGATCGTCGCAGCAATAAAGTTTGTCACGGAAAGTGATGGAGTATGGATTGACGTGGCTGTGACTGTGCCCGCTGTGATGTTTGTTGCAGAGAGTGCCACGGTATGAATCTTTGTGGTCACCGTTACTGTGGCAGCGGTGATGTTCGTGGCCGACAAGGATGGGGTATGGATGTTCGACGTGGCTGTTATGGTAGCAGCAATGATGTTTGTTGCGCTTAAAGCCGGAGTGTGTATGTTCGAGGTGGCCGTTACCGTGGCACCGGTCAGGTTTGTTGCTGAGACAGTCCCAGCAATACCAAGGTTACCCGAGGCATCTAGGTAGACAGATTTTCCGGCGGGGTATCCGCAGAAGACAACCTTGGTCCCTGCTGCAAGATTAACCGCAGACCCACTGTTGGACGATGACAGGATAGTGTCTCGTGAAAGCGTGGTGCCTGATGCGGTATAGGTACCAAGGCCCACTTCCCAGTCACCAGAGCCACTGTCTGAGATTACATAGTACGTGGTATTGGTGTTACCAATTTCAGAAAAAGTATCAAAGCCACTATACGAACCACTGAGCGTAACAGAGCCCGTTCCTGTGGTCGTCGTATCTTGCTTTACCCTGTCTTTAACAACGAGAGCCATTCTTGGGCTCCCTTCTTACACTAGGCGGATGATGGCTGTGGCAGCAGCAGGGGCTGGGAATTGGATTGTGAATGTGCCATTTTCTACAGACTTGTTACCACCGAAATCAAGGACAGCAACCGTTGAGTTTGACTTGGACGAGTTATAGATCAGTCCGCCCCGGGCAGTGAAAGTTGCAGTGGTCCATGCCGTATTGCTTACATCAACAATTCCCACAGATCCATCTGCTACAACTGTGACAATGCTTAGGATGTTCCCACCTGCTGTGTAACCAACACCACTGACTTCTGCTGAAGTATTGTAGACTGCGGTACCAGAGCTTAAAGATGCAGCGTCTGTGAATAAGGCGAGCTTGAAAGTATTGGCGTCAAAATCCTGATCACCTTTTAGAACCTGTGTTTTAAAGGAAATGCTCATTCCCTGTGAAATAGCCATGATTAGTTTTTAACTCCCTATGTTGTGTTAGTATAGCACTCTGTCAGTAATTTAATCAAACGAAGTCATTAACGGATTCCACACAAGAGGATTAGCTGTTACGGATACTTCCGGACGGGCATCCCTTAACACTCTGGATGGTCCTATTCTTGGTGATTTATTTTGAGGATGGTCTTTAATATTAAAACCCCCGTCTGATTCAGAAAAATGAACAACCATACCGGTGCTTTCTTTTACCCTCTGATCATAGGGAAATCGAAAACCTGACCTATCGCTGATAAACCATGGTGATTTTCTAATCATAAGATCTTAAACAACTCTAAGTCGGGGGACTGCTCTGAAGGGTGCCCTCTCTCTGTCTTCTTCTAGGGCGTTCATAAGAGCTTCCTCATAGACCTGTTTTAGAAAAACAATACGAGTAGGATCAACCCCGGGTCTCTTAATAGCCATATAGTAGGCAAGACCATAGACCAGACAGGGAAGAAATCTATAGGGAATATCTGCTGTATCTACAGACTTTGTAAAATCTTGGTACCTACTTACATGCCAGTATCTAAAAATATCTGTGGAGTTGTCAGGGACGGGCCAAAGATAGACCGTAATGTTGTCACGTTTTCTATGTACAGCGTATTGGATAGGTCTGCCTGATGAGCTTTTGTTAGGGCGCTCTTCATACTCTTCCATCGACATTCTGGACATCTCAATGTCATTACCGTTTCTTCTTATCGTTGCCTCAATGATGTCAACAACAGAAGGCTCCATATCATAAGTTGCCACACCATCACTAACTGTCTCAGAGCTGAGGAGTGTCTTCCATAAAAGGATACCCCTGTTCTGCCAGTCTGTCATAATAAAGTTAAGGCTACGCCGGGCAGATCTAGGTTCTTTGCCAAGATCTGATTCACCCCCGATCATATCTAGGGCTTCATCAATGATCTCATCAATATCCATATTGAAGGCTGTGGTTCCTGATGTGGTCATCTACTTATCTTTTCCTACCCATTTTATTAGTCTTAGCACTACGAACTGCCCCACCCATTTTATAAGAGGATGGCTTCATTGGTTTCTTCTTTGAAGCTTTTCCTGAGACAAGCTGCTTTGAAGTCATATTTCTGGAAATGGCCATATGTTTTACTCCTAGATAAACCGTCTGTTGCCTTCGTCTTCCTCGTCATCTTCTTCAATATTATCAGAAATAGGTCCGCCCTTCATCCAAGAATCACAAGTATTTCTGACAGAACATGCAAAATGATATTGCGTACAATACCCTACATCAGACTCCTTAGAGTTTTCCCTTCCCACACCTTCTTCAATACATTCCACCATAGCCGCAGTCTTATTAAAGTAACCGCAATTACCACATGCTTTATCAGCTACCTCAGCAGGACCATAGTTATGATCCTCAATAGTTTTATCCCTGTTCGTGGAATTTAATAAGTCGTCCTGTGTTGCAACAGGACATGTAATATTAACATCTGTTTCATCGTATAGCTCTGAAAGCGCAGAGTCGTCAGAATCAGACTTACCATTTTCAATAATAATTGTAATTGATGGTGTATTCATTTCTATTAACTAACTAGTACTGTGGCGTGTACTGATGTGGGGACAGTAATATAGAGACCATCGTTAAAACGGATACCCATTTCTGGGATAAAAATGTCATTACTTCCATTGGTCATTGTAGGTGCTTCCAGAACAATGTTGCCATCGGTCTGACCGCCTTCTCTGAGAACAACCTTTCCCAAAGCTGCTGTCCCATTACCAACGACATTGACACCACGGAGTCTTCCCCCGGCATCTGTCAGAGTTGTGGAGGCACTAACATAGTAGGCTTTAATATTTGATGACATGGTATTAAGTTCCTTTATACGTTACCCTGAGTATAAATAGAAAAAGGGGGAACTCCAACAGGAATCCCCCCCTCTCTCACACTTTAGTAAGATGTGAATAAGTTTGTCTGATTAGACGCCCTTATTACCTCTGTACTGACGCCAATCACTCCAACCAAAGCTATAACGCTCACGAGCCTTAAAGCGAAGGTTACCAGTATCAAAGTCAGGTTCCATCTTGGTAGCAAGAGGCGCTCTGATAAAGAGCTTTGTACCATTAGGAGTATCATTCCGGAGGAACCATGCGTCTGCGTCGGTGAAACGACGGTTAACAGTGTAACCCTGTGGAACAATACCAAGATTGCGAACAGCGTTGATATCGTTGTTCGGACTTGCTGAGCGACCCGGAGATGACAGGATTCGATCTGCATCGAACTGGCCATCAGGGGCAATGTGTAGTGACGTTGGTGAGGCACCAATAAAGATACCACGATCATCCTTCATCTTATGAGTATTGATGATAGCAGTCTCAAGAGTACCCTCTGCCAGATCAGCAGCCGTCTCTAGGTTTGACTGATTGCCGTCGCCAACAGTAGGATGAGCGGCTGAGAAAAACGCAACCGAATCACCGCCAGTGTAGGCAGCGTCAAAACCATTATTAAACGTATTAGCTGCCTTGACCTGCTTAGTCTGAGCCATAGCACGGGCTAGGGCACGGGCACGGATCTTGGCAAACGTATCATAAAGGTTGTCCTCCATTGCTTCCTCAGTAACTGCGAAAGCCAGAGCAACAGTCTCGTGGGTGTAGCGAGAAGCCCATGATTCCTGAGCGGTATCATAGACAACAGCCGAACCCTCTGCTTTGGTAGGAGCGGCACCAAAGCCCGTCATTAGTACTTCTTCCTCAAACGCTCTATCTGAGTTTTCGACATCAAAGAGGGACGTATGTTCCTCATCTACAGCAGCATACTCAAGACCAAAAATTGCATTCAGTCCGGGAAGTAGCTGCTTGGCGATATCAGCACGATTAATAGCCATGATTTATCTCCCCTTAACGAGCTGCTGAGGTATAAGAATCGACATGCTGTACAAGCCTTACCTCAACTCTTGGATTAACATCGCCAAAGGCATTATCTGGGACATTACTTAGCCCAATAACCTGTAGCATTGCCGTTGTAGCAGCACGACCTGCAACCTTAAGACCAAAGCCGGAACGGCCAGTCATGGTTGAACCCGCACCTAGCGTAACAGTGTAGTTCATACCCACATCACCTGCAGTAACAGTAGCATCTGCCTGAATCGTATAAGTAGATGCAGGATTATCCATCACTGTTGCGTATGGTGTGGCATCAACAGACGACGTACTGGCTGGCCAATAACGGCCAAAAATTGGTTGTCTGCTAACGGGATCGACATATTCTACACCCTGAAGAACGCCAATGACGTGATCAGTTGTAGTCGTGATAACCTCTACAGTCCCGCCTGAGCCAAGCTTTACAACATCACCAGAAAACATGCTGGTGGCGAAAGTATTGGCAATGCGATAACGGGTGGTGCCACCTGAGTTTGCACCGGAGCCACGCATTCTAGCAGGGACTAGGCCATTTAGCCCTTTACTCAAAGCCATTTTAATTCTCCTTAATAGCTTTAATTGGCAGTGTCTTACCCATCGAAATGAGCAGACTTGCCTGTCCTTGCCCTTGTTCTACTGGCATTTGTAATAGGCGCTCGTGAATCGTTATCCCGCATAAGGGTGTTATTAACAGCCTCATTAAGGATACGTGTTCTTTCCTGCGTCCTAGATAGCCGGGCTTCTCTCAGATCGAGGGGCATTTTTGCAAGGGCCACATCCCCACGAATAACACAACCAGAGAGTCTTCCGGTGTCAAGTCCTTTAAAGTGTTGAGCCATAGCGGGACACTCTTCTTCCGTCACAAATTCCCAACCTTCGTTGAGGCGAACACCAATATTCTTAGTATCTTCTTCGCCTCTGACTGAAATTCTCACCCACTTAAGGGCATAGCCCTTGTCAAAGAAAGAATCTTTGACTGAGTCTGGAATATCTAGCCAGTTAGGACGCTCAATTGTATTGAGACGTGAATCCCTATCTCTTTCACTATCAGTTCTTGACTGTTTTTCAACTACACGTGCCATTATATTTGTCTCTCCCACACATTATCCAATTTGAGTATACTCGCCAGCAGATCTCTCTACTTTCTTTTTCTCGGCTGCATATCTTTCAAGTGATAACCCCCATTTCTTGGCAAGGCTGACATCTTCTTGTGTCAGTCTAACTTTGTTAGAGGGGGCCGACCTGCGTGATTGTCCGGCTACCACCTGAGCAGCTTTTACGTCTCTGCTAGGACGAAGTCTCTGTGGAAGCTCTTCCGACAAACGTCGGTTAAGCTCCGTATAATAGTCACTACCTGAAGGATCAAATCCCTCTTCCTTAAGGCTCTGGTCCACGGCAAGGGCGATTGATGTTCCGACCTTATCTTTACCAAACCATTCATTCTCCTGTGCCCATTCAGTGGCACCCTTATCAAACTGTGGTCTGGGAGGGGCTACCTGTTGGGGAACTTGTTGGGGAACCTGTTGGGGAACCTGTTTAGATTCGCTCATAACCTTGGCAAAATCAAAGATCTTTAGTTCTGCCTGAGCCTCTGATAAGTCTGTCTGAGACTTTACAAGAAGAT